CTAATTGATTAGCTTATTTTTAATTTCATTATCTACTAATTTCATACTATCAAAATCGAGTTTCATTCTACCAGAAGGATCTTCAGCGTTAATTTTTAAAATTCTTAATTTGCTAATAGTTACTACATTCTGTGTGCAGGCAAATGTATTTTTATCAAATTTTTTATATTTATTAATAACTTCTCTAAGGTTATTAACTTTTGATTTTCTATCGTTTACATCAATTAGCAAATAATTAAACAAAGCAGAAAAATTTTTCGGGTCATTGTATAAATTAAATGATTCTACTATGTTTTTACTTTTATTAATTACTTCTCTTTCTGTAGGGAAGCGTGTTTTAATTGCAAAATCATCTAAATAATCTATAGTGTTTTGTTCCAAAGTGTTTTGTAAATTATTTTTATTAATAATTTCTATAACCGTAAAAATTACGTGATTTATAACGTCTAAATCAAATTCGATATTATCAACTGTCTTGTTCAAAATTGATAATGATGTTTTAAATACAATATTTTGTAATGGTAAATAGTGTTTTTTATTTTTTGAACTTAATGGTACAACTGTTACTAAAGAATTATATGGACTATCATTTTTGTTTAATACTATTCCAAAATGTCTGCCAGAAAATTCATGCCCAATATTGATGCCAAAATCTAAATATATAATAGATCCCCTTGAGAATTTTTTGTATTTTTTGTTTATATTGTTATTATGCTCCATATTAAACCAATATGATGTTGTCTCTAACCAATTTGGTAAAAATTTAAACTTTTTATTATCTGTGTTATATAACAGAATAAATACTCACAGCTTTATTTATTCTGTTATCCATCTAACTCCCTATCCCCTCTAATTTATTCATCATATCTTTTGCCATCTTATCAGTAACATGTGTGTATATCTCTAAGGTGGTTTTATAGTCCGAGTGACCTACACGCTCTTGTATCGCTTTTAGGTTAATTCCTAATTGCGCAAGTGTAGATATGTGTGTGTGACGTAATGTGTGCGTTGTCACACGCTTGTTAATTGAACTTATATCAGTAGCTTCTTTAATAATATTATTCACCTTATTTAAGTCAATAGGGCTACCAGCAGTGTTAGTAAATATATAACCTCTATCTATGAATTTATCATTCCACTGATTCTCTTTTTTATTTTCTAGCATGAGTTTTTTAAGTAAATTAATACTTTGAGCTGTGAGGCCTATTGTTCGATAACTCTTACTCGTCTTAGTCGTTTCTTTCACTCCAAATGCTCCAGTTACTACATCTGTAACCCAGTTAATTGTGCCATCAATCTCTAGTGTTTTATTCTCCACGTCTACATTGTCTGTCTTGATTGCTAGGAGTTCGCCAATGCGCATTCCATTGTTAATTTGAAATTCTACTAATGCTTTTACCATTTCATAGTTACGTTTACGCGTAGCATGACGCTTATGTTTAATTAGATAGTCGAAGCACTCTAGTAACTCCTTTACTTCGCTATCTTCTAAATAGTTATTACGTTTAGCTTGAAACTCGTTTCTGGTTTGGGCTTTCTTAGGTATATCTATTTTATCTAACACACTAATATCGTGCAGATCATAATATTTAAACGCATATTTGAAAACGGAACGAATAACAATAACAAGAGATTGAACATGGCCAATACTATGTGATTTAGCCCATTCATTAATGATGTTTTGTAAGTAGGTGTGCGTAATCTTGCTGATGAGTACTTTGCTATCAATAGCATTTTTAACTGTATTAGTATTACTTTTCTTTTCTTTAATAGTGGTTGGTTTCGAGCCTGAATGTGTCTTGTAATGCTCTAACCATTCATCGCACGCATCATGGAACGTTAAGTTTTCAAGTTGTTTCGTACTGTAATGTTTCAAACGTTGCTCAATTATTTTATTTAATTCTAATTGAGCGTCCTTTTGGCTACGTACATTATTCTTGTTACGTGTAACTGATACTGTTTTATACTTGCCAGTTAAAGGGTCTGTATAGCGCTCTAAATAGCGATAGGCCGTACTATTGTTTTTGGTGATTTCACGAACCCACATTTGTCATCCCTCCTTTAGATATTCTGTTTTTAAAATGTCTGAAATAAACAAGTAACTATCAAGTGTAGTACAAAATAGGCAAAGTTACGTATGTTTATAGGATTGTACGGTAGTAATATTTGTAGTATTAGCTTTAAGTATTTATTTTAGCGTGCTTTGTTCAGTTCTTTTTATCTAACTTATCATCTATATAATCGCTTAATTTTACTAATTGTTCCCAGTTTTCATTTTTATCTCTTAAAGTTTTTGTGTTCTCTTTTATAATAACTGATTTATTTTCGAAATAATTATTTAAAATTTTATCGATGTTATTTTTATCGTTATCCGTTAATCTAATGCCTTTGTAAAATTTATAATTATTAATATCTTGCAGATGAAAGTGCAAATCATTAATGCTAATGTTAAAAATTGTGAAACTCTTTTCGTTATTGTCATCAAAAGATATGAATTCTCTAGAATATGGTATATCCATCATTCTATCTATAATTTCCATTTTATTTGTTACATTAGAAACTTTGTTTAACTTAACTTTATTTTTCGTTATCTTAGCTATTTCATCAACATAAAAATTATACTCCTCATTAGTGTCTTTTATGTTCATTAAGTAACTTTCGATAAGTTTATTGCTTGGAAAAGATTTAACACCATTTTCAATGCCACTTATATGCCCTTGAGAATACTGCATTTGTTTACTTATTTCGCTTGCTGTCTTCCCTTTTTGTTTTCGGATAGACTTTAAAAATCTGCCTAATTCTTTTTTTAATTCATCATTTGATTCAACCATTGGCGACACCTCCGTATTTTTAATGATAAACCATGCATAAAAATAATACAATATTATTCTTGACATTCCTAAAAGAAGGTGCGATACTCTATTTATGCATAAAGGAATAAAAATAAATGCATATATTCTTAAGGTGAGGGGTGATTTTATGTTTATGACTGTAAAAGAAGTTGCTCAATTGTTACGTATAAGTGAACGCCATACTTATAAACTTCTTCAAAAAAACGTTATACCACATACTAAAATTGGCGGAAAGATATTAGTTAACAAAGAAAGGTTATTAGAAACTTTAGAAAAAAAGGAGGTTAAATAAATGCCTAGAACAAAGTTACAAGATTTTCCATCAAAAGAAAATACAGTTACAGAACCGGAACAAGTTGTAGTAAATCCGTTGTTTGCGAAACCTAATACACTAGCTGGTATTTTTGGAATTTCATACAGTTCGGTCAATCGTATTTTAAAAGAGTGGGAAAAAGATCATAAAGGTATTAATGATTTATATTATTCACTATCATCAACAATGATTGTTATCAGTATTCCGCGATTCGAGGAGTACATGAAGGCGCGTCATAAAAAATGGATGTAGGAGGCAAGGCAATGAAAATGTACTTAACTTATATCTGCTTAGTTTCATTGTTAACAATTTTATTACTAGCAATATCTAACATGTATGTCGCTTTTAGTGTGTACGGCATGATGGTAACTTATGGATTTAATTTAACAGGAGAGATTACAACGTGCGAAAACAAGTTATTATTACAAAAACAGTAGTTGGCTGGTACAACATTAAAGATACTCAACATAATTTAATGTTAAATATACCGCCAAAAGTATTTGAACAGTACTTTCCTGATGTTAGTAAAGATGTTCAAGTTGCGTGTTTAGAAATGGATTTATCAAAAATTACAGAAATTAAAAATAAGAAAAAGGTAGGTAGTTAAGATGGAAATCAAACAAAAATATCAATTATCAAAAGTGGTTAAAATATTAGAAGTAGTATTATACGAGGAAGATAAGTTTCAATCCGATAAGGACTATCATTATCAGGATAAAGCATTTTATGAATATGCTTTAAAGTTAGTTCATAATGGATTGTTCAATATTCTTGCTGAATTAGATTTTGAAGATGAAGTATTTTTAATTCTTGATGAAGTAACGATGACGCTAAGTGATGTCATGAAAGAAACACAACACGTTTATCGTTATAGTGTCATAGACGAAAAAGGTGAACATAAACATACAACAGATCGCAAAGGACACGTGATTGGAATGTTAGAGTGGGCATTAGATTACATTGTGGGAAATATTGAAGTGGAGGTATTATAAATGAATTGGGAAATTAATGATTTGTTTAGCGATTTGAAATTGTTGAAAGATAGATTCGAAGATTTAAAGGATAATCATGGTTGGCATTTTGAGGAGTTATATCCACATGAACCAAATCATAACTTAAATAAAGATGAATTAATTAGAGAGGGTGCTTCTTATCATGAGAGACGTATTCACAATAATCAAATGTTTGATTTATTCCATCTCTATATAGAGCAGTTCGATAATATTATCGAAAAGTTTTATGAAATAGAAAAAGCATCATCTGAGAACTTTGGCGAGGAATCAGATGACGCAAAGAATTCAATAAAAGTAGCAGAGTAATATAGAAATTACACATTCTTATTATAACATCTTTGCTCTGTTGTTTCATTAAGAGGTGCAAAAAATGAATGAAATTAAATTAGAATATGACACACATGTTTCAGTGGTACATTATGAAAGTTTAGACTCACGTTCATTTAAGAGCTTTTCAAAACCTAAATGGAGTAAGTTGGTTAATAAACTGTCTGTACCTATAGAAGCGAATTATAAGTATGCACGTGGTGTTGCTGTTTACGGTGATATTAAAAACGGTGCAAATGATCATGGTGAAATTATCAAAAAGCATCGAAACGATAAAAATGTCATATACAGAGATGTGATTGTACTTGATTATGATGAAATAAATGATTTAAAGCAATTACATGAAGCAATCAGCTCAGCTTTAATCAATGTTGCATGGTTTTGGCACACAAGTTACTCGCACAGAACTGAACAAGCTAGAATACGCCTGTATATCCCTCTAAATGAGCGAATAAGTGCAGATGATTATCGTAAATATTCAAAGGTATTAGCAAATAAAATTGGTCATAAAGTGGATGAAGGTTCATATCAGCCAAGTAGATGTTTTGCACTACCAGTTATTCAAAAAGGACACATATTTATTAAACGAGTGAATGACTGTCCAATTATGGATGTTGATATGCTTGAACAGTGGTTAAAGGAGTATGAACAATCAAATGTTAGTCCGAGTGTCATAGGATACACGCGACGAGATAGTAAGTATTGGCGAGAGTTATGCTTTGGAACAACCGAAGGCAATCGTAACAATGCACTAGCTAGCTTAGTTGGGCATTTATTAAGATGTCACGTTAATGATTATATTGTTTATTCATTTGCTTTATTATGGGGGCAATTCGCATGTAAACCACCTATGAAAGAACAAGAAATCAACGCCACTTTTCAATCGATATTAAATAAACACTATAACAATTAGAAAGGGGCTTTGTATGGAAACAGGTAAAAGTGATGTACTTGATAAAATTGAAAAAATTAATAAAAAAGATAGTGCCTTACAAGAAATTATACCCAAAGGCTATGAAATTGAACATCATCAATGCGGTGTTGCCTTATATCAACTTATACCAAGTAAAAAAGAAGGCGAACCAGATAAAAAGGTTTTTATCACAAATACAATCCCTCAAATTACTGAACGCTTTGAAGATATTGAGAGTAACGAAGTCAGCTTTAATATGCTTTTCTATGACAATAAAACGCCAGTAAATATAGCTGTGAGTGCCGAAGAAATTTCAGATAGTCGTCAACTCTTGAAATTGGTTAATAAAAAGCTAGATGTAACATCGTCAACATCTACTAAACTTGTTGACTATATTAATATATCTAAACGGTATAATCCACCATTAAATGTTAAAGTTGCAACGCGTTTGGGGCATGTGAAAGGTTATTTTATTTATCCTTATCAAGAAGTAATGAAAGACAGCAATGTCAAGTTGTTTAGCAATGATAAAGGGTTTCAAAAGTTAATAGACTCTTTTCGAAGTAAAGGAACACTACAAGGTTACTCTAAAAAGGTGTTTGCTCAAATAAAAGATTTACCAATGGTAATGGTTATGTTGTATGCATCTTTAGGCTCAGTTTTATTAAGAGAATTTGGATTACAACCCTTTATTGTAGAAATATCAGGTAGTACATCCACAGGTAAAACATTCACACTCAACTTAGTATCAAGTGTTTGGGGAACCAGTGACCTTATTACGACATGGAGTTCTACTCAAAATAGTATTGAATCAATGGCGTCATTTTTGAACTCATTTCCAATGTTTAAAGATGATACGCGTAACACACATCCTAAGTTTGTTGCCAGTGCCACATATAACTTTTCTAGTGGTGAAAGTAAATCGAGAAGTAATATTAATTTAACGCTAAATGCTAAAAAAGAATGGCGAAATATTTTAATTTCTACTGGTGAATCATCTATCGCAAATATGGCTGATGAAAAAGCGGGTGTATCAGCACGTGTAGTTACACTACAAGATCCACCATATCCAGATAATTTTGATTTTACCACATTAGACAAATCGTTTAGGGAGAACTATGGAACATTAGGGTTGGCATTTATTAAACAATATGAGTCTAAAAAAGACGTGTATAAGAACGCTTTTGAGAGCTATCAACGGTATTTTAATCAAAAAGGTAGTAATGAAATCATGCAACGTTTAGGACGTGCCTTTGCGTTACTACAAGTTACCGGTGAGGTTTTGAATGATATTGATGGGTTTGAACATGACCATTTTAAAATTATCGAACAAGCCTATGACAGCATGGTTAAAAACAATAAGACGATTGATAANGTGTATAAGAACGCTTTTGAGAGCTATCAACGGTATTTTAATCAAAAAGGTAGTAATGAAATCATGCAACGTTTAGGACGTGCCTTTGCGTTACTACAAGTTACCGGTGAGGTTTTGAATGATATTGATGGGTTTGAACATGACCATTTTAAAATTATCGAACAAGCCTATGACAGCATGGTTAAAAACAATAAGACGATTGATAAACCTAAGCAACTGTTAGAGGAACTATTACAATATTTAGATGCAAATAGAAATAATATCGCTGGTGATGGCTATAGTTCAGTCAAAAATGGTGACATCAAAGCTATATATAAACGTGATTATTTATGTATATTAGGTCAAACTGTACACGATAAATTAGGTCATGAAATGCAGACTATAACAGGTCAATGGGGCAAAAAAGGATATTTAATTAAAGGTGAAAAAGATCGCTTGCAAAAAAAGGTGAGTCACAAAAACATTAAGTATAGAGGATTTGCTATAAACAAAGAAATGCTTGAAGAATTAGGATTTGATTTCTCGAATTCTCATAATCCTTATTCAGATTATTAAATAGTTCCCAAAGTTCCCGATAAGTTCCCGCGAAAAACATACAAACGGGAACTATAAGACTACTTTAACCACAAGCAATTAAAGTTAATAGTTCCCGAAGTTCCCAATAAATAATATTATTATTTATTATTTGAAAACGAACAAATGTTGTTAGCTTTATACCATATATGATAGAAAATTTTTAACGGGTACAACGGGAACTAAGTTTATTTAAAGTTTATATATCAATGGTTTGACTAGTTCCCGATAAGTATTTTAAGTCGGGAATTCAACGGGGACTAGTTCCCATTTAAAAATATTGGAGGTAACACATGGATAAAGAGCAACTTAAAAAGTATATATACGATTATGTAAAAGAATATAAGGAGATACCGATATATCAGTTAGAAGATTTGTTTAAAGAAATGAATCACGACTATATAGGGAGAACCAGTGTCACACACGATAAGGATGAGAATATTGTGTTTTGGAGTGGATGGAACAAAATTACAATGTTTGCGCTGATTGAATTAGTTAAAAGTGAACAACTTGATTTAGTGTATAGAGGTAGTTTTGTAATGCGTTATTTGTTGGATGGTAGAGTTCCTAACTTACCATTAGCAATTTGTTATCCAGAAGATGGACAACAAACGGACGTGCCCTCATGGGTGCCTATGGTATTAAGAATAAATAAAGAGGAGAAAATCAAATGAACATAGAAACTATCGTAAACCAATTTGAAACACGAGCAGGCACGTTACTAAGGTACTACACAGGATTATTAGAACATAGTAAAGTGCAACCATGTTGCTTTAAGTTATACAATGATCCATTTGATATGGCATACGTGATGATGAATGGGAAGTTATTCGGTCATGTATATATTAAAGATTGTAAAGTAAGGCAATCATTTGAATTAGCGTCACCTAAGCACACTGAGGGGCTTATAAGAAGTATAGAAGGTCATTATGTAGGTTATGAATTACATGACGGTAAACAGCTTTCTATTAGTGATATGATGGCCAGTCAATTATTTGAAGATGAGTATTTTATGTATGGATTACAAACATATGCAGAATCAAATAATAGTGATGTGTTTGAGTACCTAGAAAATGGATTTGATACCGATACACTTGAGGGCATTCAATCGAGTAATACTGATGTGATAGCGAATATTGAAATGTTGTATCAGTTAGCTACAGGAATCAATGAACCAGCACCAGAGTTAGTTGAGGGGTTGAGATTAGTAACTGAGTTTGTACAAGATGAGAATGCGACACAAGAGGATTACAAGGCTTTAGAGCATAAGTTAACTGAGTTGAAGTCATCTTATTACAGTTTGAATAAGTAATTAAATATGGAGTCTCACGTGGTGTGTGGCTCCTAATATAAAAGTATAAGGTATAGAAGTTTTAAAATGTAAAGGTTGCAACAATAGTGAGTTAATAGATAGGTAGGCGAAATTCAAAAAAGTGTGAAATGTTGATATTGAGCTGTTTTATGGCTTTGAAAATAATAAGGTTATATAAAGGTGTTAGCTTTTAACATCGGAAGGTATACAGTCTTTGAGAATTGAAAAAATGGCAAGATTTGTGCAAGGTGTGAGAACTTTGTTAACGCTAATACAAGCTAAAGTTTGTGTTTTTGGCATAGGCCTAAAAGTTAAGTTTGTTCGCTGTTTGTTCGTGTTATTTTATCGAACTTAAGTTCTATATTAGGTTAATGTGAAAAGCCTAACGTTAAGTTTATAACATGATTTTATAAGTGTTATATATGATAAGCTAAACAATTGATAAAACGCGCTATAAAGCGAACGTAAGTTTGTTTTAGACCTGTAAAAATGGTATAATTTAGGTATGAAATAATTAAAAGAAAGAGGTGTAGAAATGCAAAGTATCGCAGAAAAAGAGACGTATCATTTACCCACCGAACACCTGCAAGTTTTCAATGTGATAAAAAATACGTCCAATAAGTATATTACTAAAACTAAAATCTTAAATCAATTGGGATATGAATATAATTCAAGCAATGAACGATGGTTACGAAGAGTAATCAATTCATTAGTATATGATTATGGCTATCCTATCGGGTGCAGTTATAAACCTAGTGAACGTGGTTATTACATCATTATGACAGAACAAGAAAAGCAACAAGCGATGAGAAGTATTAAGAAATTAGCTGATGGCAGTATGAAACGCTATGAAGCTTTGAAACGAATTAAAGTGTAAAGGGGATAAAAATGAAAACTGAATCGTACTTTAAAGAATACAACCAATTTGTAATAGATCAACAAAAGGCTATACAAGAATTGAAACAAGAGCGTAATGCATTGGAGAGTAAAATAAAGATAGATAAGTCCACATATAAACAGTTAATCATGGATGGACAAGATGATAAAGCAGATAACCTATATCAAGCAACAGATGCTGATGAAAAGAAACTAAAAGCACTTAATAAACGCTTAGAGACAAAGAAAAGTGTGTCGAAAGAAGTTAAATATCAAAAGACAATTGAATTATTAAAACATCAAAGCGAGTTGTCATCATTATATGAATCAGAAAAACAATCAGCTTTAGGTAAATTAAAAAAGGTAGTCGATGCATATAATGAGATCATTGATGAAATAGAAGATATTAATGATAGATATGAAGATGAGCATCAGCAATATGCGAGTATTTATAGTCAAGAACAATTATATGATGATAAAGAGGCTAGGGAAGCATTGAATGGCTACTTTAGAGAAAATATATTTACATCATATATTAATGGTAATGATTTGCCATACGAACACAATAACAAGTTGTTTTTAAAACGTTAAAAAGAAAGGGTAATTAAATGGAAACAAAATACGAGTTAAATAATACTAAAAAGGTCGCAAATGCATTTGGTTTAAATGAAGAAGATACAAATCTATTAATAAATGCAGTTGATTTGGATATTAAAAACAATATGCAGGAGATTTCAAGTGAGTTACAACAATCAGAACAGTCTAAGCAAAAGCAATATGGTACAACGCTACAAAATTTAGCTAAGCAAAACAGGATTATTAAATAGCAATGATTGCCTATCCAATTCGGGTAGGCTCTGTTTATAGGGGTGAATAAATGAAACTGCTTAAAACGAAGAATTGTTTATATTATCGTAATGGCGACAATAAACTATCTGAGTATCAACTATTAACGCAATTTAACCCAGCATTTATTAATAAAAAAATTAAGATGTGTGAATTCCAAATTGAAAGTATGTACCATATGAGTGCGTCGACCACAACATGTGATGAAATAATGGGGGTCGTGTCTGTCTCATATCCGATTGAAAAATTAGTTATCAAAATTATTGAAACAAAAGCAGGGTTACAAAACTATAAAAATAGATCTATAAATAATATGGCGTTGTTGAAAAAGGTACTAAATCATTATACAGAAAAAGAGCAGAAGCAAGTTGTAAAATATATGCGTTCAAATGGACGATATAAGCCTTACAACGTCATTGAACGCTTACAAGTTGATTTGTATCAAGCAAGTATTAAACAACGTTCAGAACGTCAAAAACAAAGAAATACAGCAATTGAAAACAGTAAGATTGCACGAGTAAATGCATATCACCAATCTTCATATGTAAAAGTGGTGTAACAATGGATAAAAAGCAAATAAAAGACTTCGTTTGTGATTATCATAAGCGAACTAGAAGTGATGTGTTGATAGATGATGAAATAAATACCGATGAATTCTTTTCAATAGGTGATGAAAATTCTAATGAATGGATGGCAGACGATAACATTGATGATCATATTGTAAAGAATCACTTAGAAATGATTGTTGACCAAGTAGCTAATGACAAAGAGTTTTATATTTTCGATTCTTTAATACAAGGACGTAGTTTTAAAGATATTAGCAATGTCTTAGAGTGTTCAGAACAATCTGTAAGATTATGGTATGAAACCTTATTAGATAAAATTGTGGAGGTGATAGAATGAGTGAGTTAACGGCAAAACAAGCGCGTTTTGTGAATGAGTATATAAGAACACTTAATGTAACACAAAGTGCCATAAAAGCAGGCTATAGCGCAAATAGTGCACATGTGACAGGATGTAGGTTATTAAAGAAGCCACACATCAAGCAATATATACAAGAACAAAAAGATAAGATTATAGATGAGAATGTATTAACCGCAAAAGAGTTACTACATGTGCTTACGAATGCGGCAGTCGGTGATGAGACAGAAACGAAAGAAGTTGTAGTCAAGCGAGGGGAATATAAAGAGAATCCACAAAGTGGCAAAGTACAGCTAGTCTATAACGAACATGTTGAACTGATAGAGGTACCAATAAAACCTAGTGATCGTTTAAAAGCTCGTGATATGTTGGGTAAATACCATAAGTTATTTACAGATAAGCATGATATTAACGGGAATGTGCCTATATTCATTAATATTGGTGAATGGGATGGCGATGATGAAGATTTAGATAAGACGGTACAAGAGGTATCTAACGCTAATCCTAATCATACTGTGATTGTGGATGATATACCGTTAGAGGATTGATTACAGTAAAAACGATTATCATATTGAGTTAGTGAGGATTAGTTTACTAATTCACCCTAGCTTTATATTAAAGCGTTATAAAGATAAAAGGGAGAACGCTTATTATAATTAACGGACTCCCTTTATTAATAATTATTACAGAAAAAGTGGTAAATTAATTAATTTCTGCTTCTATAGTTTTTATTTCATCAATATTTATAGGTGGTTTTTCAGTATTGTATTCAAACTTTTTAGATAAATCACTTTGATATGTGGATCCGTCATTCATTGTTATTTTCCAATAACCACCCGTTTTATCGCTTGAACGATATAATCCATGTATTTGAGTTAGCTGATGACGAATTTCAAAGTCTAAAGTTGATATAGCTAATTGTTTTTTATCGAACTTTGGCCAATACTTTAAGGGGCTATCTTTACCATGAACCTTAACTTTTAAAGGTAGTTCTATTGGAGTAGGTAATTTTTCAGTATTTGTAACGCCACTTATTTGGAAATGGATATAAGTTCCTTCGCTAGTATGTTGGCTTTTTTTAGTTCTTTTTGTGTTTAAGTCAACTTTTTCCCCTTTTGTAAAAGCAGGGCTATAATAAGGACTCGGAAAAATTATAAGGCTGATGCTGCCATCTGTGTTTTTTATACGCATAGATCCTAAGGAATTATCTAAAACTTCACTATTTGTAAAAGTGTCAGACCCACTACTATACCAGTCTAGCAAATCCTTTATATTATCGTTTGTAGATGCTTTTGCAGTTTTGATTATTTGATTAGATAATAAGGGAACAGGGGTAAAATCTGTAGCGATTGTCGCAAGCAACAAAGGGCTTACGATAAAAAAATTCATTAGTAATTTTTTATTCATTTTTAATTCTCCTTCATTCAAATGTGTAAACGTTTACATATAGAATGTATAAATATTATTTAAATGAATCAATTAACCATCTCTAAATTATTGTTTAAATATATATTAATTAAAAAGTGTTTGTTACATAGGGAGCTATATCAAAAAATATAGATTTAAACAACATTTTAAAGTTACAAATAGCAAAAAACAAAGTGTGAGTGGTCATTTAAAGAATATTAATTAATATAAGTTTGAATTAGTTATATTCTTTAAAGTCACTTTCTAGTGGCGTTTTTTACGCTGAGAAACGTCCTGTGTTGCAGTAAGGGATGGGAACCACGCACAAATACTTTAACTGTAAACATAACGTCGTGAAATATGGCTTTAAACATCGCTGGTCAATCTATCTTTGAGATTGGTCGAAGATTAAAACCATATGAAACAAAATGACCTAGCACATGGAGAATTTGGTAATTGGTTGAAAAATATCAACTTAGATAGAACACAAGCTCATCGTTTCATTAAAGTTTCTGAAGAAATTAAAGATGTTGGTACATACCAACATTTAGGTCTGAGAGCTTTATCGGAAATAGCTAGCTTACCTGTACCAGTACGCATCAAAGTACACATAACATCAAACGGCAAAACTAAAATTCCATACTAAATGTTTATGAATTTAACTGCAGAACTCAATTTTGAGCCTTGTAAAATTACATAAATTAGTTATATAAATATTATTTATGGGTATTATATAAACGGGAGGGGCAACGTTATTACTTGCCTATTAGAACATGGAATGGTTCTGCCCCAACTAGTCAGGTACTAGGCGACTAATGGGGAGAAATCAGTTGAAATGACATAGTCATGTCTATTTAAGCAGGTGTGTAACACACCTGCTTTCTATTTACATTTAAAGATAAAATGTGCTATTATTTTACTAGAACTTTTTAACATTTCTCTCAAGATTTAAATGTGCATAACAGGCAGGTACTTCGGTACTTGCCTATTTTTATGTAAACATATTAGGTGTATGTATAAATTTAGGGTATTGATTATAGATACTTAATATATGGCGGAATGGTTGAAAAATGATAAAGTGAGGAAAGTGTTTGACTTTCATTAGTATTAGTACTTTTAATGATTTTATTTTTAATGTGTATAGTAATTTATAAAATTGAAAGTTATCTAACAGTTAAGAAAATACTAAAACAATTACAAATAAATATTACATTGTCTTGGATTACCAAATGGTAATTGAAACCTCAGATCTTTAGTTTAAAGCTAATTTTAATAATGCAAACATTCAAGCAAGTTTAAGGGTTGGTGGATAAAGAGAAAAAAATAATAGGGTATAGAATTAAGTTTTTTACCCTATACCCAGTTTTATATGAAGCAAGTAAAATCGGCAGCTGAATGGCTGGTTGATTTTGAGCAAAGATTTATTAAGATATGTCTTGTCATATTTCTCTTTATCATTTTGTCATTACTATAAGATATTTTTAAAAGTGCTACATTAGATTAAGAGTTATAGCTAGCCTTCGGGCTAGTTTTAAAAAAGAAATGAACATAGCCTAAAAAGACTCTTAATACTATTAAAGTTGCTAATGTAATTTCAAAAAATAAGAGCCATTCCCAAATTTCTGGGTACGTTAGTACAGGTAAACTATTTTTTAAGGCAGTTGCTGAAATTACTAAAGGAAAAGTGAAAGCTGAAAATACTGGTGAAAACGGCTCTTTTAGCAACTTTGGAAGTTTAAATATAATATAAAAATAAAAAAACTGAGCCAATACCAAAAGAATAATAACGATTAGATCATTTGCCTTAGGAAAAGTTATAACATATGCCGCAGCAACTAAAGAAAATGGTGCACAAATTGTGGAAGTGTTCGGTTTAATAGACGTTTGCAATGGATACGTTTTTAATCGTTTGAATACTATTGGTAAGACAATACATGTTGCTAAAAAACCATATATAACTGATAATTTTCCAATTAAATAAAATCCGCTGATTGGTGCTGTTAATCCAGCAATAGCAATACCAATATAAAGCACTGTCCATGATGGATAAACATTTTCGAGCGAGAACCCTTTTAAATATTTAATTGAAAAAATAATCATATGTATCATAATCCCCATAAGACATAAGAGCCATAAGGGTGTTATTAAGCTAGTGATAATGGTTACATCACTAAAATACGTATTTAAATAAGTGGTTCCCAAAAATCCAGACATGAAAAATGTTGTGAACACAGATGAAACTAGAGGGGTATTCAATTGTTCTTTAACATTTTTAAAATTATTGAGAATAGTACATAAAAGGTGAACCCAAATAAAGAGGGCAAAGATACCACAAATAGCATTTAAAACAAGTGATATGTCTTTCAAGAGATTGCCCAACCCCAACAAACCTAAGATCAATCCCGATGTTACTAAAGGTGCTTTTTGAAGTCTCATGATTTAAAACCTTCCTTTTGTGATTTTATTCACTAATTATAACATGATATCTTAGAACTATTAATAAGCAGAATGAGTTTTGTATGTTTAATGTGGATTAATATGATGTTGTTTCGGGAAATATATGTATTTATCTATTTTTGATATTTTATATTCAGTATAATACGTGATTACAACGTTGAATATAAAAAAATATGACGATGTTTATACGTATTAATATTAATATAATCACACGTTGCAGGCATCAAACGCTTATTTATTAATCAAAAATGGGTGGACAAATTTATATAGTTTTATCAATTTTAATATTTTACACTAACTTTATTAGGTGATATAAGATGCTGAGATAAGCATTATATTGCAATGAAAAAGCATTATATGGATAATCATATCTATCATTGCAAATATACTTATAGAGATTTATGTGTGTGATAATTGGTGGTCATAAATTGGTCATAATGAAATAAAAAAACTAAAAAAATTGAATGCATAAAGAATACACGATGCTGATTTAATAGGATTTTTGTATATGATTTATATCTATTTCATACTGCCCTTAATGCCAGGAATGATGTAAAACAGTTTCTAGTTTTGACTAACTAGAAAATTACATTATGCACGAGTATGATTCGTTCCAAATAAATATTAGAGCGTATGAAAATATGTTTTTAAGACGTTTTCCATTAGTTACCAAAACTTTTGGAAGGCGTCTTTATTATGTGCTGATGTGTTATTTAGATTCATAATGGGGGGTTTTTTCAATGTTAAAATCATATAGATTATATAGAGAAGTTTAGTATACCTTTTGAGTATATAAGGAGTTTCTTCTAGTATGTTGTAATGTAATTAGATTTCCGGTAATCAATTCGGCTTTGCAGAGGACTCACTTGCGTATTGTAATAAGAAGCTGTCTGCATTTTGAAAACACCCACACTAGTTACAGCATGGGTGTTTTTATGCTAAGAAACAAATTGGTTTAAGTGTAAAATCATATACACTAAAGAAATTTATTGAATCTATTGTCGAAAAGATGCTTTCATGATACATTGTAAACAAGAAGACAACGTAGACAATGTATACTTGGTTGTCAAATGAAGTAAAATAAGGAAGTGAGTAGTATGGCTACAATAAGTATTACTACTGATTATAAATTCACAAAAAAATCAGCGCAAAAACTAATAGATGCAATGGAGATTAACGAAAATAATAGTAATGTGAACAAAACAAACATAAAAGCGACTAAAATAAAATCAACTTGTGAGATTGAAAATCTATTGAAGGATTATCGAAGTAATTGACTGTAAAAGTAATATCACTTTCAGAATTGTTAACAGGTGATAAGCAAGAGGTTAAGCGAAAGATACCTTCAGTTTTAAATATACTAAATTCATTTGAGACAATATCAATTTCAGGAAGTGAATCAGCACACGATGTTGATTTATTTTTGAAAAATAAGTCTATAGCATTTGATAGACAAAACCTGTCTAGAACTCATTTAGTTTTTTCACAATTCAAAAACAAACAAATACTAGTTGGCTATTTTACAATTAGCAATAAACCCTTAGTTTTTTACAAAACGTATGTTAGATAAAATATCAAACACGTTAAAGAAGAAGTTATATCAAAAGGGTGAAACTCACAGTGGAAATGACAATTTAATCATACAAGGATACTTAATTGCTCAAATAGAAAAAAATTATTCTGAAGAAGCATTGGCTACAAAATCCATAAATGCAAACGATTTATTAACTTTAGCATATGTGAAAGTTTTAGAAGGTGCGAACATATTTGGCGGTTCATATATTTGGATAGAGTATGAGGATGTAGATAGATTAAGAGAATTTTATAGAAAATTTGGATTTACAGAAATCAAAGATCATACAAGTGAAAATAATTTGAAGATGGCTATTCTTAAAATATAAAGCACAAAACCACACCCACCTATTGATTTAGAAGTGTGGTTATTTTTATGGAAGAATTTATAAAATAAAGGTCAAAGACATTTGAATATTTATCAACTGCTCTTCTATCAACACCCATGTGTCTAGCTATTTCACTTTTGCTTATTTTCATGTTTAAGTTCATCATAACAATTATTAATTTTTGTAAATATGAAAGAGTAGTAACTTCAAAATCCGTATTTATGTCTGAAGATAATTTCAT